GGGACCACCATGTTCGGTAGGCCTTGGATTAAGTCATTGACACCGGTTACGACATCCAGGTCATAGAACGGAGAGCTGTATAGTTCGACCTGGGATGAGGTTGTCAGCGCTATGGTGAGTTTATCGCGGATCCAAACATCGGTGGACGTGGCCGTGTCGGCATTGGCCGCTGATTTAATGATATCACAGGTTTGACCCTGACCAGCTCCGTCATTAACGATCATGATCCCACCGTCAAGGTTGGCCTCGGCAGCAGTCGTGGTAATATTGGGAACTGAAATTGCCCCAATGGCCGCAGCCGTACCGACAGTCACGTTCGCTTCAGCCGGATCATCAGTGCTACGAACCAATGCAGCGATACCGAGCTCAACCCCCCCGGCATACGCATAGTGAAAAGTTCTCAGGCCATACTTGAACCTGGCACCCAATGGATACCGCTGTACAGCCTCAGGGACAAAGAGGCCCTTCGGTTTGCCAACCACACCTAAAAGATGAGGCTCGAAACTCTGAAATTTAGTTAACATTTTGCTACCTCCATAATGGTCCGTTAGGGTTAATTGTTCTTTAACACCATGATTTTCCAAACGCTACTGGCTAAGTCAATGGTTCCGGCCGTGGCGTTATTGAGCGTTACCGTGACGGTATTGGTTGCAGTAACTACAGCGGAAACCATGATATCCGTCACATCAACACCGGCTCCAGCGATAGCGAAGTCGCCCAGGGCCGCGCCCGTAACGGTGAAGTCTTTAGACTCCTGGGCCGCAGCACTAAGGCTGCCAGGGTCCCAGGTTGCAGTCCCCTTTAAGACCCCATCACATACGGTATTTATCTCCGCAGCGGCAGCCAAAATCCCATCACAGGCCGTGTTAATCTCCGCAGCCGTGGCGTCTAAGCCAAGAGCGACCAAAGCCGCAACGATGGTCTTGTCCACAAGCTCATGGGCATCCGATGACATGAACACCGGTTGATCTGCTATCCCGCCTTCCGGGACTGGTAAGTTTAAGGCCATATCAAGTCACCTCCAATTTCTTTTTTGTTAAATATTTTAGGTTTGCAATCTTCTGACAGGCACGACATTCTCGCCCACCACCTTTCTTGTTATATGTGTTTTCCGGAGTATATTCATGACCTCGTTTGCAGTGCGTTTTATTGCGGTTGTGATCCCCCAAGCTACGGGTTCTCCAAGAAGTTAAAACCTCTTTAATCCGATCTTTCCTTCTTTGACTCATGAAAGGATATAGGGTCATCATCAACCCAGCGGCCCTTCCCCCTGCCACATACCACTTACTGTAAATATGGCCCTGTGTATGGGTCCATGTATAAACGTGGCCACCAAATAAGCTTAGAAGCTTTTCAAGCGGCTCAGTGGTCATTTGACAAGCATTAACATAAGGACAGGTAGAATAATGGAAACTACCATCCCCCTCAATGAATCCCGCAGCCCACGCAATGTCTAACGTATTCATGATCAACTCTCACTGCACGCAATTTCAATAACCTGTTCTTCTTCGATGCGGGTTGCACCAACGTCCATTTTGAGCCATACTTGCCAGGCGTAATTTTTGTCAGCACGCTGGTCAATCTTGGCCTGGATATCGGTCAAGGTTCCCAAGCCGATTGCGCCCTTTGCGTAGGCGTAGCAATAACGAACTTCCGACGTAAGCTCCAGGAGCTGAGTCCGGATGAACGTGAAGCCCATGAAGGTGTTGATCTTACCCTCAACAAGCGCTTTCACGGTGTTGTAATCTGCGCTCTTGACTTCCGTGGTCTCCAGGAGGTTTGTGATTTGACGAGCGGCAACGACGATATACCTCTCCATGTCCGGATCAACCTCGTCCGCATCCAGTTGCTCCTTGGCCGTCATGAGCTTGGTTAGGGTCAGGCCAACGCTGCCATGCGCGATTTTCTGGGCTGCCGGCAGGACGACCTCAGTTGTTCCGGTCTGACCTGAATACGAAGAACCGCCCAGGGCGGTAATGATCACCGAATCTTTGGCCCTGTTCATGGCCATGCGGGCGATCTGGTTATAGTAGTTTTTGGGATCGACGAGCATCCGGACCTGATCTTCCTTGTCAAGCAGCGTAGCCCACACGCGAGGCGTGGCAGTCTGCTTTCTCCGGGAATGATCAACTTCAATGTTCGGGGTGTCATCGTGGCGGGTTACGAGTTCAACGGCCTCAGTGGAGCCCATCCGCTCCCAATACAAGGCATCTCCTGTCACCTGTACCGGTGGGATGGTCGTTCCCTCAAGCCGACTATTCTTCTGCTGGGAAAGAATACGGATTGTATTCTGATACTGCTCAACGTAATATTGTTCAATTGTTTCTGACATAATATCCTCCAAAAAGGATCAACCTGTAGGTTAATAAAATTTGAAGGATTACCAGAACCAATCTGATCCTCCAGGCAACTTATTGCCTACAATGCAGACTTACCTGCAAGTAGTCAGATTCCCATAACGGGGATTGCCTGACATATATTTTTTTGTCCAATACCGTCCTTTTTGGATAGCATCTTGGACATTATCAAGTGGTGTGCCTAAAAAGAGATGCTTTGGGTTTACACATCTGGGATTATCGCAACGATGCAAAACATTCATCCCTGCGGGAATTTCCCCATTGTGGATAACCCAAGACATCCTATGGGCCAACCAATAAATATTCCTAAACCATATCCTCCCATAACCTTTGGGAAGAGCATTTTTTGTCCATGCCCAACATCCGGCATCCTGGTCGACCTTAAACCCCCGATACAATCTCTCTTTTGGCGTAGCCCGTGGTCGTTTTCCTCTTTCGTCACGGTGCTTCCGATAATAGCGACGGTCGGTTTCTCTTCGCACCTGGATGTTAGTGCTTGGCATTTCAATACTCCAATTCGTCCACGTTTATTTTCCCTTCACGGAACAAAAGCCGCCGCATTTCGACATAATGAGCTTCCGACATCCAGCCCTCAACAGTCTTTCCGGCTTGCACCTGATACGCCACCTCATAACCGATGAAGGTCACACCGTCCTCATTCCTGACATTCTTTCGACGGCCCTTGCTTATTACCTTTATATCGGCCAGGTTGATCTTGTCAAGCCTTATGATCTTGCCGTTAACCTTTGGTGGCTTTGGCTCCGGGTGGAAACGTGGAGTCTTCTTTGAAGCCCTTTGACCCTTGTCCCATCGGCTGTAATCTTCCTCACTAACCGCTTCTCTCATTGTGCGTGCCATTCTTCTCTCCCTTATTTCGGGTACGCGGTTTGAAACAATCGTGCCATTTCCCCAACAGCCTCTTTATGCCCAGGGGCGTCCGGGTTCCAGTGAGCGTGCTTTTGATCTGCATTGATCTCCGCGATCCTGGCCTTGGCCGATTCAGCGCCTAAGACCCCGCCCTTGCCGTCCCCGATGATGTAGCCGTCCTCTTTCAGCATCTTGCCGACCTGGTAGGCGTACTTGAGCATCAGGGGGTGGTTCCCGACGCCTGATGAGTCCATGAGCGTCTTGAGCTGCGTCACTTCTTCAGCCGGGAGAAGGCGCTCAATGCCCCTGAGCCCCAACTCGACCCGACCGTCGAACTGATCACCCCAGGACTCTTGTAAGCCCGCAAGCTCGTTCTTCATGGTCTTCTGAGCTTCGTGGACCTGGCTAAACTGATTGTCATTCCAGGACTGCATGAGTTTCCCGGCTTGCGCCTTACTCAATCCGGCCTCATGGGCGGTTTTCCCAAACCAATCGACCATGCCCTCATCCCAGTTGACGCCGTCAGGCATCTCAGGCTTTACGAATTCGTAGCCTGCTATATCGTCCGGGCGCCCCATCTTTGTATGGAATTCGGTCCACTCTTCTGGTGTGGCGTCGTCTTTTGGGACCCGGACGGAACTGCCTATGAGCTTTTGGCCCTCCACGTAGCTTTTTGCGAGCCCACCAACGTCTTTGAAGCTCTCAAGGGATTTCTCACTCTTCAGGTCGTCCGGGAGGCCCGAACGCCAATCTTCTTGGCCGCCCTGGTCTTCTGTACCCTGACCATCACCGTCCCCTTGTTCTTCGCCCTGGCCGTTGCCCTCTTCTTCTGCCATCTCGTTCCCCTTTCGTGTTAAAGTTCAAATCCATCGTCTTCCGGGCTCCTGAATAAATCTTCCACCGCTTGTGGGTTTTTGCCTGTAAGAATTATGGCCTCTATCTCTTTAACGACATTCCGCTTGCCGAGGGCTATCCCAATCTTCGCCATCTCGATTTCCTCGATGGACCCGCAATAAGATCGCCGCATGTCCTTCAAGACGCGCCTACCATGTGGGCTCGTGAATGTCTTCAGGTAATCACCGAGCCGAGCCATGTATTCCTGTTGCTGCCTCTTTTGGAGGGCTTTAGAGTTTTCGACCATTTAGTTTGATGGCCCCCTTGGCGTGGCGGCTATGGCGATCGTCGGGATCATCTTCGGCACTAAAACACAATCGTATCGCTGGAGTACCTGATTGATCTCTGCCAGGCATTTCTTTTCTCTCAGCGCATCATCTCCAACGATTTCCTTGTGCTGCACCCCACCCTTTATCAACATCGGACCACCACTTGCTTTGTTCATCTTACGCTCCTTTCTCTCTTGGTATCTGCGTTGTTGTCTGCTATCCACCTAATTTCTCCATCATTCCCGGCGGAAGATCCTTAACGGCGCCCGCCCCATCTTTTGCCGCCTTCGCCATGAGCGCGGCCTGTTCAAGTTCCTCTTGTTTCTTTTGCGCTTCCGCTCTCGCCGTCCTGATTTCATTCTTTTCATCTTCCGAATTGATTAGCTTCGATGGATAGCCCATGACTTCCGCAACAAACACGGCGGTTTCATCGAGCTTAAAATTATCCATAATGTCCGGCTTGAGTTCAGCCATTCCGGCGGCAGCTTCGAGTGTGGAATTGATCGCCTCGATCTCCGCCACCCTTTGAGCTTTTGCCAGCGGGCTTTCATATTCGACCTTGACGTTCTCCGGGATTTCCACCGGAGGTTCCGGGAAGGCCCCGGACCTGTTGAGCATATTGAATGTCGTTTCGATGATACGATCCAGGCCATGGAACACGATATTACCGAACGTAGGGCCAAGAAGCTGTTGGGCCAACTGATACCGTCTCGCAACTTCATACGCCGTCATCTGACCTGTTTGGTCTCTCGGGGGAATGAATTTTACTTTGTCACCGTGGAAGATTTCCCGGATCGAGGCCTTAAGGTCCTCTTTTTTGACTCGGTTTTCTGAGAACTTGGCACCGGTGATGATAGGCTTAAGATCATTTTCCTTTTTGACGACCGTAAGCCCACCGGGTGTCAACCTTACCGATCCGATCACGCCTTGATCCACCATCGCCAACGGCGGGAGGATCGCCAACGCCCATTCTTTGAGGGCAAGCTCGCTGGCTTTGTGGATGGTCTTGATATCCGGTAACGCCGTCCACCCGGGCCCCCTGCCATAGCTCTCGCCGCTCTCTCTCCGCCAGGGTATGACAAAGTATCGGAAATCGTCATAGCCACCCGTACTCATGATGGTTTTCTTTCTGACGTCCACATTGTAACTCACGAACGGTTTTTGAGTCTTATGCTTCGCCCCGAACCAGTCGCGGGGGAAACAGGCATGGAGAAACAAATGCATCTTGGCGGGGTTCTTCTCAGCGTCCTTCTTCAGTTCAGCAGATACCGTGTCCGGCCAGCGTTCGATAGCTTCCTGTGCGCGAATCTCAAACTCTCTGAATAGTCCTTTGACCCTTCCGTCCCGGCCCTCCATGATGGCGTAGGACCCTGGTGGCATGGAAATGAAGTTGAAGCCGTTGAACCCGGCCTTTGTGATTTCATTCTCTTCCACGAACAGGGCACCGGTGCAGAAGGTTACAAGATCGTTCAAGACTTCGATCCATTCACCGGCGAAATTACTGTCTCGAAGGTAGCCGAACTGTATTTCTTTGCATTCTTCGAGCCATCCCTGGACATCCTTATCGTCTTTCAGGGCTCCGCCGACCTTGAGGCTGAACCAGTCCATGCCCATTGAGGTGAGATTACCGTGTATCCAGGCTGCCAGGTCTTCAGCGGCCATGGTTGCGGTTGAATCAAACATCTTCTGAGTGAGTTTGACCCCCGCTTCGACCTTGCCGACGATAGAGGCCTTCCGGAAGACGATATTGTCGGCGATCTCTTTCCACATCGTATCCCAAAGAGACCGGTCCTGTTTGAGATTATCGTTGATTTTGACTAATTCTTTTCCGTTCATATCACTGCCCCAATTTCGTCTTATTGCCCGTCAACTGCCCATACTTCGTTGTAGGTTCCCCGGATACCCCGAGGCCGCTTGTCAGGATCGTGGAGCTCCGGCCCTTACGTTTCCGGGCCAGGTCCCGTTCTTTCTTGGCCGCTTCTTCAGCCGCCCTTTTAACCTCCGGGCTGTCGTCTGTTGGAACGTCAGGGGGAGGTGTTGGAGCGTAATTCCCACCCCCGCCGAAACAAACAACGCTGAGCTCTATAATATTCATTTTACATCACCTCGAAGGCCGTTTCAGCAACCGGCGCCTTATCTCGTCTAACTACATTGGCACTGACCAGCTTCAGCAACACGTACTGAAGGGCATCGTGGACATGAGAGTATTTGTTCTTTGTGGGGATCTCCCGGAACGTGCCGGTCGTGCCTATCTCAGGGTACGAATAACCAGCGATAAAGCCGTTTATCAACCTAGTGCAAACCGGATCTATTAACAACCCGTCGATCTTCCCCAGTTGCCCCTCTACGCTCTCCTTACGGGCCGACCAGTTCTGTTCGGAGGACTGCACGTTGATTCCACATTCATCTCTCATTAACATTGAGTTACTGGTAAAACCCCCGTCTTTCTTCGAATATTTGTTCTCCCCTGCAGGATCCTGCCAATCTGTGTATTGAGCGCCAGGAAAGAGCATGTTGCATTCCACCTTAACCGCTTCCGCAAAATCAATGATTCCCATCTTGTCAGTGTGGAATTCTTTCATAACCTGAATATGGCCTGGTCTGGGCATTTGTATCAAGACGCAGGCCGGGCAATTGCCGGAGTTGTCCCAGCCCCTCCATAACGGTCCTTTCGCCCAGATCAACGGCCCTGACGCGACGTGAAGGTCTCGGCGGAATTTATTATAAACCAGCTTCCCCATGATCATGACACCGGGTTTTCCATCCACGTACATTGCAGACCAGTCGGGGTTGTCCCGATAATCGTTGATAAGGTCCTCGTAATAGGCTGGTCGAAGGTTTTTAGCGTTTTCCCGGGGAGGTTGCCAGAATCCAACATGATTAACCTTTGGCTCACCTTTGGGGATAGGTCCAGGAGGTGGGGTTTCCCAGGCAAAATCGGAATATGTGGGGTGTTCAACATCGGGAGGGTTGGTTGTTTCAACCCCGGCCCTTGTGACATACTGATCTGGGTGGGCCTCCATCTCTTCTCTGATTTGGTCGTCTGTGTAGTCTTTGAATTCGGGGATTGTTGCTCGAATGCATTTGGCCCAAGTTAGAAAATTCGGTTGTCGGCCTATCCTATTCTTGAGCATCCGCTTTATTTCGTCGGACACCTCGATAGACTCGTCAATCCAATAGCCGAAAACCTCCAGGCTCTTAAATTTCTTGACGTCTTGCGGCCTATCACAGGATCGAAACAGAAGCTCGACTTTAACACCATTTGCGTACCTGACGGTGTATTCCATATCGCCAGAGCGATAGTCGCCATTGGGAAACCAGCCATGATTAGGATCTTTGATTGTCTTGACTGTTGTGTCCATTAACTCACGGTAAGTGTTCCTAACAACTACCCATTTTGTATTATTTAGACCATACTTTTTAAAGAGAAAGTGGGGCAGGTAATAACAGACCTCCATTGTTGCGCCTGTCGTTTTCGCGCTACCCACAGGGCCTACGATGCAACGGATCTGACCCTTGGATTCATGGAACCGCTTGATCGTGGGAATGGGGTGGTATGGTTTTATTTCTGTTTTCTCAACCATTTATTTTTTCTCAATCGGATCCGGGGCCAATAGGGTTAGACCCCCGGAATGTTCAATATCATGTTTGTCCGGCCAACGCTTGCTCCTGCGGTTGCGGAGCCAGAACTCGACTGCCTTTGTGTCCGGGGGGATGAACTTGTTGACTTTCTTTGTAACGATCAATTTACCCTTGCCGGTCACCAGGTCTGGGGTGGCTGAAAGTTCCTTCGTGGTCTCAGAAAAACGAAAGCCCAAGGCACGGCGCCGCAGGCTTTTTTCAATCGCATCAGAGTCGTATTCGTCTTTCCCCGCGCGTATGGAGTCGTGAAATCCCGGATGTTTCTTCTTCCAAGTTTGGAGAGTTGCTACATCAACATCGAAGATCCTGGCCAATTTCTTATCCGTAAATCCGAATTCAGCGCAAAACTCAAACGCCTTCGCTGGATAATGATCTTGATAAACGGTTGGCCGGCCTGCTGGCATGATACATCCCCGCTAGAGGTGAGGCATTGAGGCTCCCCCGGTGGGAACCCCAATGCCAAGTGAAAGGAGTAAAGAATACCCCGCATTGTAAAAGAGTGATTTCTTAAATGTCAAGCTTTTTTTTGATTAAAACCCAATTCCCATCCCGATATGAAAGTTATTACCCACCGCCCCAGCCTCAATCCCAATCGTGATAGACTGCCAATAAACCCTGTATTCTTGTGGAATAAAATGAGTAATTACAGGGTGTAGAATCCCCGTGGTTAAAAAATATAGATCGACCTTGCCCTTGCTTGGCGCCCGCCCCAGGATAGGGTTGGTCTCATAAAATTCATTCCAATCCGCGCTCCGGGTCTGGAGCCAGTCCGCGCAATGGAGTGTTAGGTAGGTCCCCTCCAGTATCTTATCCGTCTTTGTCCACGGATCGGAGTGGATGCAGCCTGGCAGGCACAGGGATATCAAGATCATTATTACCGGCATTTTATACCACTTCCTCTCCATGCGCTTTAGGACTGCCCTTAGCCTAATTATTTTACGGCCCAGCCGCTCACGGGGGGTCAGTTTCGGGTCTTTTGGCGTTTTCATCTTGTTCCCCTTTCAATTCCAGATCAATCCAAAAGACAAAGTGCAACAAAACAACAAATGCCATATGCCATGGCCACCAGTTCCAACCGCCCTCTATCCCCAAAAAATTCCCGAATGTTGCTCGCAATACGTTTCTTCATCTCATTCCCCTTTCAATTCCCGTTGAATTATCTCCACAACCCTCTTGAACGACCTGGCTTGAAAAACGTGATGACCTAAATATTCTAAGATCAACCGCTTTTCCTTCTGCTCCTTCCGGAAAGTTCCACTTTCAGATTTCAGCTCAATCAACACAATTTTACCACCTGGGAGAAATATGAAGTTATCCGGCCACCCCGGTTCATTCTTTTTCCGGCTTCGATCATGGAAGCACGGCCACCCGTTTTCTTTGCAATAATCGAGTACCTTTTGTTGGAGCCCGGATTCAAGGCCAGGGTCTGGGGTGTCCTCTGCGTCCGCATCCTTACAGGCCGCTCGCCGTCCGCGAAGCTCATCAATGTCTTTTTGTGTCCAGTTCATCGTATCCTCGTGAGGACCGATATTCTTTGCCTACCAACTAAGCCGCACCCTCCGGAGCCCACAAAGATAATCAGGTCTTCTTCTAACTTGACCAGCCGCGGGATACTTGAAGTATTTGAAAACTGGAAGGACATTAATTCTTCTGTGTATATCTGGTAGGTTGGATCATCTGGATTTTGTGAAGAACACCCGCCCTCAGACGCTAATCCAATGGCTGCGAACGATCCGCTAATTAGCCTGTAAGTGCTATCTGGGTATATTTCCAAGTGTCCAGTTGATACGAATAATTCCTCTTGGTTGTAGTTTTCAATAAGCCATTCTCCATCGATTACCTCAACAAGTTCAATGCTATTGGCGATATCCACTGCATAGGCTTTTTCATCCCCGCCTCCACCACAGGATAATAGGGCCAACCCCAAACAAAAGACAACTCCTGCTACCAGCTTTGTTATTGTATTCGCCATTTTAAAGCTCCTTTCCCCTTTCTGCATTTATTTTAAACTCCGCCCTTTCGTAACCCCTTCCAGCAATTCAACGACTTTCCCATCGATTAATACGGGCATCTTTTTTTCATCCAGGCTCTCGTAATGCTCAACAAATCTCTTTTCGATCCATTTGAGTTCATCATAATCCCGAGCCATTAACCATGACCAGTCTCCAATGCGCCTTAACGCTTCGCGCACTTTAGGGTTTTCAGGCTCACGGCCTTGCTCAAGGCACTCCATCACCACCCCCCAAGATTCTAGCCCTTTGGAGGCTGTACTCCCGATAATCGCAGCCCTGATCTCTCCGGGCTTAGGGAAGCTTGCAAAGGTTCTGCTTCTTACAATTTCCATAATTGCGCCCTTGACCTGGGCAATATCGAATTCATAAAGAGCATTGAAATACATTTCTGTCTTAATGGCTGAAGGCTGGCCATCGAATACCTCTGACAGCCCGATCATTAAATCAGCGAACATGATTTCATCCTGTGGCTGCATCTTGTCTCCTTTCCTGCCGAATTTTTAACCATTGCTCAATTCCGAGATTCTTTTTAGATCCATTGTCCCTATGATAACGGCCATTCAAGACTTTTGTCATATTGGTTGGTCTAATTATCCATTCAAGATCTGATTGAAAGTCTGTTTTCTTACCCATTAAAAACTCTGATTCACCAACATAGGCAAAATACTGATCCCACCATTTTAGATTTTGTCGGTCTGGTTTCTCTCTCCAGCGAGCCCTTAGAATCTTCCGGAGGTGTTCCGGCCAAGATTGAATTTTTGGTAAAGCCGGAAGGATTTCATGGTAGAGTTTTGTTATCTCGTTATGAGGACAAGCTGGATGTTTCTCACTCTCGCCTTCCCCTTCGGAAGGCAAAGGGTCTCCAGTGTTATTGTCTTTTGTAACAGTGTCTTTTGTATAAGTGTCTTTTGTGGTACCCTTTTTCGGTAACGTCAAATTACCTTTTTCGGTAACGTACGTTACCTTTTTCGGTAACGTTACCTTTTTCGGTAACGTGAGCCATTCATCAAAATCCTTTTGAAATCCATAAGTTACAGTAAGGTCGTTACCTTTTTTGGTAAAGCGAGACGTAGCGTTACCTTTTTTGGTAATGAGGTTCATAGAAAGCAGCTTCTTGATCCCCATCGATACGTGAGGCTTAGAGATCCCAGTACATTCAACAAATTGAGAGAGGGAAATAGAATCAGTCAATTTATTCCACCCATAAGTTTTCCGCAGAATCACGTCCAATATCTGACGAGCCTCCCCAGGAATCCTTGTTCGTCCCAGGGCTTCCATAATCTCATTGGATATCGCCGTGTAGCCATCTTCCTTTTGAGGTGATGCCATAGGTCCCCTATTTTTCCGAAGCCTTTTCCAAGATACTCTCGCTATATGGCTTATGGCTAAGGCTTCCCTCAGGCCTGAAGCTCCAACCTAAATAAAAGCTGCGGTCCTTGCGTAACCCAGGCAAAACCAGCTGCTCCCCGTTTATAGTTCCCGTAAAGAATGGTCTTTCTTTCATCTTCACCCTATCCCCCATTTCCATAAGAAACCTCCTTCCCATCTTTATTTACGCCATACCTCTCCATGATTTACCCCCTTGCATGAGACCTGTGCCGGGAGCTTTAAATCAACAAATCTTTAGGATCACAATTCAGAGCCTTTGCCAACCGATTGATCGTCTTGAGCGTCAAATCTTTTGGGTTATAGAAATAATACCCGACCGCCTGACGAGTCATGTGAAGCAAGTCCCCAAGCGCCTGATATGTCAGCCCCTGTCGATCCATTTCCATCTTCAGTTTTTTTGTATTTAGTTTCATGGCTGAACGGTACTATTGATTTAAAAGAATGTCAAGCTTTTTTTTTACAGGCATCAAGGTGTTGATTTGTCTGGATAATCACGTTTTATTGAATCTATAGCAAAATAATCCTTGACAAGGGGTTTCCGGTTGGTCTATGATGCAGGCAACTTTATAAAAAAGGAGAGAATCATGAAAAGTAAGAGGCTGGAACAATTAATTGTATGGCTTTGCTGGGCCGTTGTTTTCACCGCCTTTGGGTACTTTTGGCATTTTCGTGCAACTGGAGGATGGTCATGAAAATCACATTTACATGGTGGAGCTGGAGAAACGGGCAGAATCGGAAGGAAATAGTCCTAACGAAAATCAAAAACGGCTACCCTTCCAAGAAGTCATACAAGCGGTTCGAGCAGGCCGTGGAAGAACTTAACGGGAAGAAAATCAGGATAGTGGTAAAGGAGGTTTAAATGGAACAAACAGCACAAGATATAAACGCAACATTGGAAAGATTCAAGAAAGAAGGCGCTCACCTATTATTGCCGTCAACGTACATTTCAGAACTCCCGCCATATCACAAGATCGTGGTGGATAAAGTGTTTTTGGCAGCCGATACGGATGAGCGGGACGTGTACATGCAGGATAAAGGATATGGTCAGAAGCAAGCTAAATACGCTATTGCCCGGCAGGGCCTCATGAAGCTGGCAAATGCCGCAGGTATCATGTGGGACCCTGCGAGGTGTATCCGGTTGGACGACCGGAGGGACAGGGGTTACGTGGCTTACCAGGCCGTGGCTGGTCTGAAAAAAATTGACGGCTCCCCCCTCTTCTTCAAGGCCGAATATGATCTTGATTTTGAGGTGATTGAGGATGAGATTACGGAGGGGTACGAGAATAAACGTAAAGGGTTTGACGGTAGCGAAAGAGACAGCGGAAAGTGGTGGCATAAAATGGACGAAGCCGCACAGGACGCCTATATCGATAAATGTATCCGCCGGGACATGCTCCAAAAGCGGAAGCATAAATCGAAACTTGCAGAGACCGGAGCCATGACCCGCGTTGTCCGGGCACTTCTTAACCTCAAATCGACCTACACGGCGAAAGAGCTTGAGAAACCGTTTATCGTGGTCAGGACGGTGTTCCAGCCTGACTATTCAGATCCTGATACAAAGAAAGCCTTGGCCGAGGCATCAGTGCAGGCCGTTGCCGGAGTGTTTGGCCCTGCCAGGCAACTACAATTGACGGATGCCCCGGTCAACGTAACCCCCGTGGCCACAACTGAGTTCCCGGACGATATCCCAGAGGCGCCAGAAGCTGAACCCGGAGATGAGGCCCCGGAAGAGCCAGAGGGTGAAGGGTTCCCAGACCCCGTGACTGCCGATTTCCTGACCCTGAGCGTAGAGGATCGAATTACAACCATAGCCGAGGCAGCGAAGCAGCGGGGGATTAAAGACAATAGGGCACTATGGGAGTTCTATCAAGCCGAGACCGGGAAAAACCCCCCGAAAACCGTCAAAAAGATGCCGGAAGAGGATATGCTTAAATTGTGGCGGGCTCTTATGGCTTTGGAGATAGAAGCGCCAAAGACTGAGATCCCCGACGACGATATCCCTTTTTAAGAAAAGCAGGTGATCGACACATTATCCAGGAGGAACCCATGAGAATACTTCATTTTTCAGACGTTCACGTGGAGGACAAGGCAATCGAAGAGGTACGGACTTGCTTAGGCTATATCGTGGAGCAGGCCCAGGACCTTAAGCCCGACCTTATCGTTATGGCCGGGGACACATTCAATAACCGACTTGTCAAGCTTGATTCACAGGCCGCAAAGCTGATTTTTGAGATGTACGCGAGATTAGCCGATATCGCGCCAATGGTAGTGATTGTTGGTACACCATCGCATGATGGGCTCACGGTGCAGGTCCTAAGCCACATCATAGGCAGATATCCTATCTATGTTTCGGATTTCCCGGAGCAGATATTTTTTACGGGTACGGCCTTCTTTAGTGCCCCCCCAGTGATGGTAGACTGCGAAGCGGTAATCTCCTGCATCCCTACCCCCACAAAACAATACTGGCAGGAATACGGCGGGAAACACCAATCCGCAAAGGAAACTGACGCAGAGGTCGCCAAAGCCATGGGTGTAATGTTGGCGGACTTCGGAGCTAAAGCCTCAGAATACGATTGCCCCCATATCCTGGTCGGTCATTTCTCTGTGGGAGGGGCCTTTGTCTCTGAAACCCAGCAGCTTATAGGAGTCGATATTGAGCTTTCCAGGGATCAGATAGGGCTTGCTAACGCGGATCTGGTTTGCCTGGGGCATATCCATTTACGGCAGCGGATAGGGGAAAACATCTTTTATTCCGGGTCCATTTACCGGAAGGATTTTGGAGAATTAGAGGCGAAGGGTTTCTATCTCCATGAGGTTGATCCGGGTATACCAAAGCAGTACAAGTCCCAATTCATCGAAACCCCAACCCGGAAGCTGGTTAAAATCAAACACGATTTTATAGATTCCCCTATTTCAGAGCTTGATTTGTCTCTATATTCTCTCGATGAAGACGAGGTAAAAGACGCCGTTGTGAGAGTTGAAATCAAGGCCTATCAAGACGACGCCGACAAACTCAAAGAGGAGGACATCAAATCTTTCTACATGTCGGCAGGTGCCCGAATGGTTGATCTTAAAATTCAACGTGTTCCACGGGAAACAGTGCGAAGCGCGAAACTCCTTGAACTCCAAACCCTTCGGGAGAAGATCCGGGAGATGGCCCTCTTACGGAAAGAAGATGCTCCGGAAAGCATTTTGATCAAAGCAGACATGCTGGAGGGTATGACGCCGGATGCGATTTATAAGGAGATAGGCAATGCCTAAGCTCATGCCGTTAAAACATATCTGTGCTTACTGTACAGGGTACGGTTTCAAGGGAGGCAATCCCGACGGCCCAGGGCAGGCATATTGTAAAGATTACAAGAGATGGTTCCCGGATCAGATGGACCCGGAGCGGACCCCCGCCGGCATGAGAGGCGGGAAATGTAAACGCTGGAAGCATATGGGGGAAAAATGAAGTTACTCGATCTATTTTGCGGAGCCGGGGGCGCAGCTATGGGATACCATAAAGCAGGATTTGAGGTTGTCGGCGTTGATATTCACCCTCAACCTCATTACCCGTTTGAGTTCCACCAGGCCGATGCACTTGAATTTCCACTGAAAGGGTTTGACGTGATACATGCAAGCCCACCGTGTCAGGCGTATTCGAGCTTAAAACACATGTGGAATGCAAAAAAACATGTTGATTTTTTGCCAGCAACGAGAGCTAGGCTTGTTGCATCGAGGCTACCATATATTATTGAAAATGTTAGGGGCGCACCGTTAATAAATCCCATGGTTTTATGTGGCACGATGTTTGGGCTTCAGACGGCGGACGGCGATGCCGAATTGTGGCGGCACAGGCTTTTCGAGTCAAACATGGGTTTAACCGTAGACCTGGAATGCAACCATCGGAAATTAAAGAAGGTTATTGGTGTTTACGGCAGTAGTGGTGGAAAATCAGTAAGGGGCGGTACCCAAGGCTTTAGTGTTAAAAAAAGGCGTGAGGCTATGGGAATCGATTGGATGAATGGGGCGGAATTATCCCAGGCAATTCCACCGGCATACACAGAGTTTATAGGAAAGAGATTAATCGAAATATTTAAGAAAGGAGAAAAGGCATGAAAATCAACAACTTGAAGCTACGCGGATTTATCGGCGTGAAAAAAGGACTTGGATTGGATGAAATCGAATTAGATCTCTCCGGTCTTTCCGGGCTCATTGCCCTGTCTGGGCAGAACGGCGCTGGAAAAACTTCAATCCTGGAATCATTACAGCCATACCGGACCCTAGCCAGTCGATCAAAGGCCCTGCAGCATCATGTATTCATGCGGGACGCCTGCAAGGAGCTTGACTTTGACTTTCAGGGAGACAACTATCGAACCAAAGTCTTGATTGATTGCGACTCCGGCAGGCAGGAAGGGTACATTCGGAAAAACGGTGTCAGCGAAATTGATGGTAAGGTCCGCAACTATGACGCATACATTGAAGATCTTTTCGGTTCAAAGGATCTCTTTTTCAATTCGATCTTTTGTGCTCAGAACGCCTCGAAGCTGTCGGATTTGACGACCGGGAAGCTCAAGGAACTGTTCTCGGAGTTCCTGCGCCTTGACCAGTACGTAGCCCATGAAGCCACAACAAAGCAGTGCCTCGTCATTCTAGGATCTCAGGCCAGCGTCTACGACCGACAGGTTGAACGCATTCAGGAGAGCGTCCGGTTGTTGATAGGGGTAGACGAGCAGCTTGAGGGGGCGATTAACGCCAAAACAGAGCAAACAGCCTTGATTACGCAAATTGAGCACAGTATCGTGTCCATGGCGTCCAGAATCGTAACCACTGGCGAAATAATCGCAGTCAATGCGATCATGGAAGACCGGGCAGAGGATTTCCGGGGAAGGATTAAGGCCTCGGAGGCTGGAATTGAAAACGCATCTGACGAATATAACGCCCGGGTGGACGGATTACGCGGCAAATTACGGAAGGTCAAAGCCGACATTTCCACCTTCGATAAGACCCTGGAAATGCGGGATGAGATTGAAGCCGCAACTTCCAGAAAGACAGAGCTGAATGAGAAGATAATAAATCAGACAACGGCCATTGAACGATGTCAATCTGATCTTTATGCGATCAGGGAAAAAATCCACCAACATGATCAAACCATTCCACCGTCCACCAAACCCCACAAGCGGGAAAACGACATTCCTCTGTTGAAGTTACAGATCCAGAATGCCGAAAGCAAGGCCCAAGATCTTGAAAAGAGGGACCCGGACTGCACGTCAAAGACTTGTAGCTTCATCGAGGGCGCTTTGCAGGCTCAGGGCTCGGTTGAAGGCTTGCGGGCAGAACTGAAAGCGGTTGGATGGGAAGTCGCGGAACACGACCGGAAGGTTGAAACCATCCTGAAAGAAGCCGCCGGAGCCAAAGCCGAGATGCAGGGCATTGAAGACGAAATATCACGTACCGTGAAGATTCTGCAAAAACGGCTTTCCGCCTCGAAAGTTGAATATGACGAATGTGCGCGACGAGCGGCCCGTCACGACGATTTGAGAGTAGCCATCGCCCAGAAGAAAACCGCCCAAGCCCGCGCAGAGGAATTAACCGCCCAGGGAATGAAGGAAAAGACCGTTTTTGATGTAAGAAATGACAACTTATGGGCAGAACTTGACAAAATGCGGGCGTCTTTGGACGAAATCATGGCGAAAATTGACAGTTCCGCAAAAGGCACCCTCACGGCGCTTGAGATTACCCATGAAGACAAGCTGGCCGAGAAAAAAGGGATCATGGAGCAGGTTGACGCCCTATCTTCCGATATTCAGCAATACCAGCGGGAGATAGAACAGAGGAACGCATACAGGAAACAAGAATCCGAGTTGAACTTGAAACAAGCGAGCATCCAAACCCAGATAAAGGAATGGACGTATCTAAGGGACGCCCTATCAAAGGACGGACTCCGGGCCCTGGAGATTGATGCCGTAGCTCCATCGATCTCAGCCTATGCAAACCAGATCCTTTTCAACACCTTCGGCCCTGCTTATTCCGTGAAGTTGCGGACCCAGGACGATGAGGGACGTGAGGTTTTGGACATCCTGGCTATAGAAGAGGACGGCAAGGAAACGCTGTTAGAGGATCTGTCAGGAGGGGAAAAGGTCTGGAGCTTAAAGGCGCTTCGGCTGGCCATGACGTTGATAGCAAAGCAAAAAAGTGCACGACAATTTTTGAGCGCCCTTGCAGACGAAGAGGATGGCGCCCTTGACGCAGGAAACGCCCAGAACTTCATTCATCTTTATCGGTCTTTCATGGACGCGGGTGGCTTCGAGGATTGCTATTTCATCAGTCATCGACCTGAGTGCATCGCCATGGCCGACCATGTTTTAGAGTTTGGGAATGGTGGGGTCTCGATCAATTAACCGATAACCAGAAACTTAAAGGAGATAAAAATGAAAATTTCAGTGAAAAACCTATCATCGATCGCAATGCCGGATTTCTGCCCCAGGTGCTTCTGGATCAAGCAGAACGTGAAAAACATCCCCTTCCAAATCTTCCCAGGGGTGTTTTCCGCAATAGATAGTTGGACGAAAAAGGTTGTCCATTCCTATTTTGATACCACAGGGCATGCGCCTGAATGGCTCCCAAATCTTGCAAAAGCCGTCGCATACCACAAAGCCCTCCATTGGTCGAAATTTCGGAGAGAAGATTCTGAAACCGGGATAGAGACGAGAGGGGTAGTCGATGACCGCTTTGAGATGGAAGATGGTTCGTTCCATATCCCGGATTATAAGACATCGAAGTTGTCAGGGAGCCAGGACAAGCTTTTCCCGCTGTACGAAGCTCAATTGAATGCCTACGCCTGGATACACGAAGGAGGGTTTGGCCACGTCTCGGAGATAGATCTGATCTACTGTTCGCCACAAACGGATCTATCTGACCTCGAAGAAAGTGAAGGTTTTTACCATGGAGGGTTTCGGATGAAATTCGAGGGAACGATAGTTCCGGTTGAGATTAAGCCCGACTTAATCCCTGGCCTATTCAAGCGGGCAAAGAGCATTCTTGATATGGACCGGCCACCGGCTGGGGTTGCTGGTTGCAAGGACTGCACCGCCATGGAAAACTTGCTGGCTGTATGTGGGAGGGAGTGATTTTGGGAAAACAATCAATATCAGATAGGCTGAAAATACTCCATGCACAACACCCAGATGGCTACGCGGGATCTCCTTTGGCTCCATTGCCGCGTTACCCGGAAAAGGGTGATGAAGTGGAACGTGAAGCCAAAAAAGATAATACACCAATCCGTGCAGGGCGGTTCTTAATATCTCTCTTCGACGGAACGGAAGACGAGGGCCTGTTGATTACCGATACGGAAACAGGAAAAGGGATGCGGTTTAACGGTGATGTCCTAGAAAACGCTATTCACGGTATGTGGAATGAGCATTTTTGATGGGGAGTGAAAAGCGATCCATGCGCCAACACCAAAGAGAGTTCAAGGAAGCCATCGACGGCGTTATAGCAGGATCAGGAACTAAGGAAGTCCTGGTCCACGTGACGCCAGGCGGAGGCAAATCGGCCTTGCCGATCATTGCCGGCAGGCTGATCACCGCAGGCCTGGCCGATGCGATTTGCTGGGTGGTTCCCCGGAAATCTTTACAGGATCAAGGAGAAAGGAATTTTATAGATCCCTTCTTCCGGAACATGCTCGGCCATTCTTTGACAATCCGCTCCAGTACGAACGAAATTAATCCATGCAGGGGCCTTCATGGTTTCGCGACCACCTATCAGGCTATCGGCATGGATGAAAAACAGACTGTATTAAGGGATTTTTCAACCAAAAGATATATCCTGATCCTGGACGAATTTCATCACGTAGAAGAGGATGGGGAATGGTTCAATGCCATGGCCCCCATAGCCAGGAAAGCGGCTTTCCTGATCCTTATGACCGGGACCCTTGAACGAGGCGATAAAAAGCCTATTGCATGGGTGAAATATGAAAACTCGAAACCTGTCTTAGACGCAAACAGCATCCGGTATGATCGAGAAACCGCACTCAAAGAAAGGGCGATCCTGCCCATCGAGTTTACCCTTTTCGACGGTCATGTGGAATGGAAAACGAAAAGCAGCGGGCATAAATCAGGTCTATTATCAGAACGGACCCTTGATGCAGGGGAGGCGCTGGTCACAGCTCTGTCAACCGGGTTTTCCGATATGCTTTTAGCTAAAGGAGTCCAGCACTGGAAAGAGACTCTACACCAGCACCCCGGATCTAAACTCCTGATAGTCACAGCCGATTTTGATCATGCGAAAAAGGCAACAAAAAGGCTCAAAGAGCAGGGACTTTATGTTAAAATTGCCACTTCTCACGACTCGCCACGGGCTCTCCGAAACATAAATGAATTCAAGTTCGGGAGGCTCGATATCCTGGTCAGCATTGCCATGGCATACGAGGGTTTGGATGCACCACAGATCAACCACATTGTCTTCCTAACCAGAATTCGGTCAAGACCATGGGTGGAGCAGTGTATCGCCCGTGCTGTCCGAATTGACCGCCATGCAGGCCCATACAATACCCAGAGGGCGTACATTTTCGCCCCAGACGACTTTCTTTTCCGGAATGTTGTGGAAGAAATTGAATCAGAGCAGCTTTCAGTGATCATGAAGGCCCAAGAGGAAAGGGGCGAAAGAAGAGAAAACGGAACCGGCGCCATCAGGGAGCCGGATGTCATACCGTTAGGATCGATATTAACAGCGGAGAGGTCCTTCTCTTTGGGAGGGGAGAATCATGGGGCCTCTCCGTATCAAACCCCGACAGATCTTGAGCACGATCTCCGGCATGATATCGAAGAACACGTTCGGGACTTCTGCTTTAAGAATTATTACAGAATCGAAAGGATCAACGCGGAAATTAAAGACGCGTTCGGGAAGCCCAGGGCAGAAATGACACTCTCCGAGTTGCGAAACACCCTCGTCTTCATCCGGGACGCTTACCCCCTTAACGGCAACTCGATCATTTCACAGGTGAGCCAGCCCAGGGGGAAAGGACGCCGGAAGAGCGCCAAGGCAGAAGAGGTTGAACCGCCAGACCAATTAGAGCTTTTTGGGGCTACTCCCTATCATCCTTGAGAAATCCAATGATCCCCGTAATGGCCATTGCGCCGATTTCCGGCTTTCCAACCGCAACACACGCCAAGGCGATAACGATGATCCCGACCATTGCCCATTTTTTGAGCGTCATGATTCCCCTCTATTCATTCTGAAACAGAAACGAACATGCAGCATCGACGAAATATCCAATGGGTCCAGATAATGCCTGCCAGGTCTCCGCCTGTCCCCCAGTTGAAACACTTGTAACAGCACCAACCACACTCTCCGTGGCGTTCATTACAAACTCTTTCTTTTCTGATCCAGCATGCGGTTCCCCATCAAATGCTTTTTCCGCAACTCCCACCATCTGGACCACAAACGGTGCAATAGACGTTAAAATTTTAAGCCATCCCATGATAATTCTCCTTGTGTTAAAGCGTTTATGGTTTCGCCTCACTTTGAAAGCCTCCGAACCTCCAGGGTTAAGCCTTTCATCAAAGTTTTCAATTCACACAAATCAGCACTGATATCTATGAACTTCATCTCGCTGGAGGTTTGCAGCACCTTTATATTGGTTCCGTGGGACATTGTTGAGCTACAAAACCACAGTAGCCCGGCAGCCACCACAACGACACAGACGTTAGTGACTATCCGCTCAAGTTGAGGTCGTTCTTTGTCGTTGGCCATTTTTTCATCACGCCTATTCCCCTCCGACCTTCTCCTTCGTGGTCGCGTCGGGATGCGGAACGGGTTTCGGGGTAACGACATTTTCATTGAAGACCTGATTTAAATGCAGCATCAGGCCGTCCATGTTGTCGATGGTTATTGTGTTTCCCTGGTTACGTTGAAAAAAAGCGCCGATCTCTGTCTGTACCTCTTTCTGTACTTTCGTTTGGAAATCAGCCTGAGCAATTCCAGGAACCAAAAATGCCGCCATAATCAATACTACGGTAAATCTTTTCATTGTGCCTCCTTGGCTTAATAGGGTTTTTGTATATGCTACTCTGTTTTGTCTAATCTTGTCAAAACACTTTCCATTTGTACCTCAAGAATGTTTACCCTTTTATGGAGTTGAATAATGTATAGGGCTTGTTCTTCAGTCTTAACCATGAGATCGCTCATCCTAACCCCATCAGGTTCGGTCAACCCAGGCAATTTGTTATACTCTTTTATATGCTCGTCAACTTCATCAATGGTTGGTACTTCATGATCAGGCCCAAAAACAAAATCACACGTAGCCCCAGAGGTTAAATCTCCGTATACACACATATCTCCATAGGTAGCTCCTGTTGCCAACTGTATATACATTAGATTATTAATAAAAGAACCAAAACTGGTGTTTCTCCTCTGTATCTGAAATACATTACCGTCATTTACAAAATTAAGACTTGATCCACCACTGGTAGAATCCTCAAGCCAGAAGCTGGGCGAGGTCGTCAGGATGCGCGTACCGAGAGAAGAGGCGGCAACGCCTACCGACAATCCCCCATCTGCTCTCATAGCGCCAGTAGCATACATCCCCGCAGAACCGGTGCTGACGCCTCCTGCAAAAGCACCACTACCGGTAGAAACAACATTCCCTGCACCGTTTACAGAATACTTCCTAACGCTATTCCTAATAATATCAATGAAATACCCTGAATAACTCGCATTACCATAACTTATCTGTAACCCTGCCCCTGTAGTTTTTACACTGCTCTCATCAGAAATGAGTATATCCCTGGTAGTATTATAACCTGCGATAGTGGTTAAACCTGCATGATCGGTTGCTGCCCTGGTATAGATCATATAAGAATTGCTATTAACTCTGCTGGCCTGCGTAGTGACTAATACACCATAACTAGGTACTGCTGTACCGGCGGGATGTGTTTGTCCAGTTATGAAGGTGCTCCCCAAAGGAGCATAAAACCCTCTTCCACCACCTACATCTGCACGAAAGCAACTAGCATTCCAAGTTGAGCCCGCCCAGAAACAGTCCCCCGATCCATAATTAGCCACTGAATTGGCTGGCCAATCATAGTGTGCATAATTGCTTACAGTGGTGGGGCTTCCACTCCCCTGCCCCTGCTCTGCGTGAACGTTTCCTTTATACCAGGTGCTAACCTGTCTGGTTGCTCCAGTATTGTTAGCAAACATCCTCACTGGCCTAGGCTCATTGTAAGCATTTGGCATGTTATTGTCGGATAAAAGGTCATATCCAAACTTGGAATAGATAGCTACATCATGCAGTATGGTATCAACACCTATAGTTAGTTGATCGCTGTTAGGCGTGCTGGTCTCTAAATAAACAGTATCCCATTCTTCTCCATAGATAGTAACCCCTGCCGGTATAGTATTAACCCAGCTCCCACTATTTAATTTAATCCTGGTATTTCTAGGAATAAAGAACTGTCTAAATCCAGCGGCGTAAGCTGCTATAAGTGCACCTAAATCGTTAGTACCTGATACCACCCCACTACTGACGGTGGCGTTACTCACTGCGCCGTAGCTTGCGATATTCCCTACCGTTTGAACTCCCGGGGCACCTCCTCCGATTTCCGTTTCCCAGGCCCCCCTACCACTTCCGTCGGAGACCCAAATATCCCCGGAATTCCCCTCAGAGTTGATTCCGTAGGTATACATATCAGCTATGCCAAGACTTGTCCTGCCTGTCGCAGCAGTAAGGCCGGTTGACGCCCCACTCCATTTAAGCCGATCTGTATATGCCGTGTTCCAGTTTGCTGAGTTGTTGGTGACAGAGGCGGACCACGCCGAACCAGTGGATAGGGCTATACCGGCGCCGGGGTATGTCATACCGGTAGAAGTCCAATTAGCGTCTCCATAGGTTTTAATCGCATGTCCATCAGGAAGGTTAGAGCCGTCAGTCAAAGAGTCTTCAGCATTGCGAGTAGCCGCAGTGCCTAAACCCAAAGAGGATCTACCAGTGGAAGCCGTCAATCCCGTGGCCCCTCCGTCCCACTTCAATCTGTCTGTATATGCCGTATTCCAGTTGGTGGAATTATTGGTTAAGAATGTAGCCACCCCTGAGGTTATAACGGGGATATGGTTCGACCATCCTGCCGTATTAATCTGAAGACCTCCATACGTCCCTTTCAATGGTCCCGAGGACCCGGTAAAAGCAGCCGAATAAGTGGGCAAGCCTGCGCCGTCTCCTATTACTATTGTCCCATTGCCCAAAATTCCGCTAGACGTAATAGGGCTTGTGCCATTTCCAAACAATACCCCTTCAGCTAAG